ATGTCCTTATTTTTTAATTTTTCAATTAAATAATTATTGTTAATATAACAATCTGTTTTTAAATTACTATAAATTGCTCTAGCAATATTAGAATATGTATCTATGAATAATTGATTATTCCAAGATAATTGTATTTTTAAGGAATTAGCATAATCTAATGAGGAATTAAAAATACCAATTTCTAAATCATCAATTTCTATATCTGAAATATTAATATTTTCTTTTAATAATTTTTTTACATTATCTCTAATAACGTGTTTATTATTTGTATTTTCTTGTAAAGACATTACACTATATTTATAAAATAGTAAGTATCAATTTTTTATATATATTATATTTAATAATCATAATAATCATCATATAATTCATCTTCTTCTTCATCTAAATAATATTCATCACTAAAATAATATTCTTCGTCTGATAAATAATGTACATTATCTTCATTACAATCATCAGTAATTTCATCAACATAAATTTTATTTTCTTCTTCTTCTCTTAGTTTTTCATAATATTCAATAATATAAAGTAAGTCCTTATATCTACCAAAATATTGTTTATAATGTAGTTCCTTATCCTTTTCCCATTCAGTGTCAGAATAATATTTAGTAAATTGTTCAGAATCATTGTTAATAATGTTAGTTTTTTCATTATTAATAATAGTAAATGAATTAGTGATAATATCATCATATTTTTTTGAATAAATATTATAATCTTCTTTAGGGATATTATTTTTATGAAAATAGTAATCAATAATAATATCCTTTGTTAATTTATTTACATCACAGTTTTGATTTCTTTTTAACATGCACATAACATTGCCGTTAATATAATCATGAAGTGAAGAATCATAAATTGTATTTTCAAATTCAGTAAAATCACACATTATATATATTTTTATTGTATAAATATTATCATTTTTTTTATTTTTATATATAAATATAAAATATATTATAATAACTAATATGCAAGGTTTGAAAAATTTAGGTTCAACTTGTGCAATTAATAGTTTAGTTCAAATAATATGTCGTAACAAATTTTTAAGATGCAGTATATTAAATGAAGATGTTGCAGAAAATACTTTAGCATATGAATTAAAAGAATTATTAAAAATATTGCATATAGAAAAAAGTTCTGTTAGTCCAAATAAATTTATTAATGCTGTATATAATTATATAAAAGAATTAAATGAAGGAGAACAAATTGATATTACAGAATTATGGTTTTTATTAAATGATAAATTGATATCAGAATTAAATATAATATCTAAAAAAATAGAATATAATAAAGAATTTGAAAATATTAAATTAAATAGCGAATTAATACATGATAAAGTAGCATATACAATAAATTGTTTTAATAATAATAAAACTTGTGAATGGTTATGTAAATCACAAGGTGTAATTTTAAATACTGTTGAATGTAATAAATGTAAAAATATGTCTTATAATTTTGAACCATTTAATTCAATACAACTAGATTTGCCAAATTCATCAGAACCAAAATCATTAACAGCATTATTTAGAAATTATTTAAAATCAACAGTATCAAAAGATGAATGGAAATGTGAAAAATGCAAAGAATGTACTGAATATACAAAATCGCTAAAATTGTGGAAAATGCCAAATGTATTAATATTTTTAATAAAGAGATATACAAATAATATAAAAAAAAATAATTTAAAAGTGGATATAAATCAAAATATAAATATAAAAAAAGGGTGTATATTAATGGATACTAATTTAGAAAAAAAATATCATTTAACATCAATTGGAATGCATATTGGTAATTTAGATAATGGACATTATATTGCAATATGTAAAGATGATGACACAGAAAAGTTTATATTATATGATGATTTAAATATAAAAGTTTTTAACAAAGATAATATTGGATTTTTATCAAAAAATAGCGAAGCATATATGGTTGTTTATAATACTTAAGTAATTATTTTCTTTGTTTAAATTAATGAAACAGATTGCATTAATATTATTATATATTAATTATATATTATCATTTAATTTATATTCAATAATTTATCCTGTGAAAAATAGTTTTATAACAATTGATAAAAAATGGAATTGGAATAATAAATTATTTCCTGAAAATAATAAATGTTCAATTTATATCGGAAAATGGTACTATTATAATAATATAGATTTAATAACAGAAAATAATAAATTAATAGAAAATCCAATATGTTATAACGAAAATATAGTATTAAGCAATTATATATGTAATAATAATAAATTAAAAAGTAGTAAAATTATTAATAAACAAGTTAATGTTCCAAATTATTATAAAATAAATAGACGTTATTATGATAATAATAAAGAATATTATAGATATGAACATTTTAATTTAAATAGAATTATAAAATTAAAAAATAATAATACACAAATATATAATAAATTACCACAAAATGCAGATATATTAAGAACTTTAATACTTCGTCCAAATTATTGTGGTATTACTTATACACCTTATATACCACCACAAAATATAATAAATGAATTATTTGATAAAAATAATATAAATAGTACAAATTTAACATTTACATTTAATATATGGTTAACCGATAATTATATATATAATAATTCAATTAGAACTGGTATGCATGTATCATATGATGGTATAAATGGTAATTTAAAGGAATTTATATTAAAAAAAGATAATTTAATAGATGAACATATTAATACAGATAATAAATTAAATTTAACAGAATTATATAAATCAAAAAACAAAATAGTAACAAATTATACAAATAAAGAATTAGAAAATATAATAGAATTTGATAAAAATACAACTATAAATTATATAATATTAAAAAATAATTGGGTTGGTAATTATAGAATACATAATTTATTAAATAATACACCATCAACGCAAATATCTTGGAGTTCAGAACATAAATATTATATACCAATATCAAATAATGATATTGTAAATTATTATCAATTAAAATTTAGCGATGGTATATATATTAATATCCCGAAAAATTTAAATTTATTTGATGACAATGAAACAATTTATATAGAATTTGCATCTTTTTTTAAAAATGGTTCAGGTATTCAAAGATTTCTTTCTTGGGGAACTAAAAAGAATGGTGGGTTTAAAACACATTGTCATGATATTTGGACTAAAAAATATTAATCTGATAATTCTTCAAATAAATCATCATCAGAATCTGAAACAGTCGGTAATGAATCATAATAATTATTAGTGTTACATAAATAATTATATATAATCCAAAAACAACTCATTATTAAAAACCCGTAAGAAAAATATATAAAAGAAAAAAAATCTATTATATAGAAATGTCATCCATATTAATAAAAAACGCTTCTTTTAATAATGTAGAAAACTGTACAGAATACAGTTTATTAGATAATATAAATAAATTAGTATATAATTTAAAAGAAAATAAATATATTGAAGAAAAAGATATAGTAATAAACGAATTATTAAGTTATAGTATAAATGAAATATATGAAAAAAATATAATAAATATATTATTTAATAGTCCAAATACCATTGAAATAGCACTAATTTTAATTGAAAAATTATCAAATAATAAAGATAATGAGATTTATTTAATAGATTATTTACCAAATATACTATTATTAGCTAGTTATAAAAAATCTGAAGAAATTAGAATTCAAGCATATAAAACAGCAAAGGAATTAATAAAAATAGTTAATATTTATTCAACGAATAAAATAAATAATTATTTATTTGAAGGAATTAGTAACACAAGTTGGCAAACAAAGTTATTATCATTAGAATTACTAGGTGAATTTTCAGACCGTTCTATAGTACCATTTTCTAAAACATTATCAAAAGTCATGCCAGTTGTATCAAATTCAATGTGGGATACAAAAAAAGAAGTAAAAGAAGTAGCGAAAAATGTTACTAAAAAAGTAATGAATACTTGTCAAAATAATGATATTAAAGATTTAATAGATGTAATAGTAAATACAATAGAAAATCCTGAAAATGTTGGTGAAACATTATATAAATTATCATCTACTGTTTTTGTACAATCTGTAGATAATCCAACTTTATCTATAATTGTACCAATATTAATAAGAGGATGTCAAGAAAAAAAAATAGAAAGTAAAAGACAAGTATGTGTTATAACAGATAATATGTGTAAATTAATTGATTATCCACATGAAGCATCAACATTTTTACCAGAATTAAAACCATTAATATTAAAATTATCAAATGAAATGTCTGAACCAGAAGCACGTAATATGGCAAATAAATGTTTAAAAACACTAAATAATATAGATGATTATGTTAATACATTTGAAACAACTAAAATAATATCAGAAAGTGAATTAAAAAATATAATAATTAATAATACAAATAATATTAATAGTGAAATACATATAAATTATTTAACATCTCTTTTATTATCTATGATAAAAGGTAATTTATTTGATAAAAATAATTGGAATAATATAATATATTATTATCTAGCACCTTTTAATATTACAAATAGTGATATTAATAATATCTATAATGAATGTTATAAAACATGTATACCAAAAGAAATACAAGATGATGAAAATGAAGAAGGGGATGATTTATGTAACTGTGAATTTTCGTTAGGTTATGGAGCAAAAATATTATTAAATAATACAAGATTACATTTAAAAAGAGGTAAACGATATGGTATATGTGGATATAATGGTTGTGGTAAATCAACATTATTAAAAGCAATTTCGAATGGACAAGTAGATAATTTTCCGCCACCTGAAGAATTAAAAACAGTATATGTTGAACATGATATACAGGGCAGTTATTCAGATTTAAAATTAGTAGAATTTATTAAATTATTTAATAAAAATATAGATGATAATGTTATTTATAGCAAACTAATAGAATTTGGTTTTTCAGATGCTAATATTAATTCTGTAATATCTAATTTATCTGGGGGATGGAAAATGAAATTGGCATTATGTAGTGCAATATTAGAAGAACCAGATATATTACTATTAGATGAACCTACAAATCATTTAGATACAGCAAATATAAAATGGTTGGAAAATTTTTTAATATCTCAAACAAAAAAGACATCATTAATTATATCGCACGATACAAAATTTTTAGATAATATTACAACAAATATAATACATTATGAAGATAATAGAAAATTAAAAAATTATAAAGGAAATTTAGAACAATTTGTAAAAAGAGTACCAAAAGCGAAAACATATTATGAATTATCAGATGAAAATTTATCATTTACATTTCCAACACCAGGATTACTAGAAGGAATTAAATCAAAAGGGAAAGCAATTATTAAAATGGAAAATTGTACTTATAAATATCCAATGCGAGAAATTCCAACAGTTATGAATATAACATTGCAAGCATCATTAAATTCACGAGTTGCTGTTACGGGACCTAATGGTGCTGGTAAATCAACAATAATTAAGATATTTTGCGGAGAACTAAAACCAACTATTGGTAATGTATGGCGTCATCAAAATATGCGTATAGCATATATTGCGCAACATGCATTTTATCATTTAGAAAAACATTTAGATAAAACACCAAATGAATATATACAATGGAGATATTCATCAGGTGAAGATAGAGAAAAGGCAGAAGATAAAGAAGATTTAACAAAAGAAAAAGTTTTTAAAACAGAAGATGGTACAATTGAAAAAGGTGTAATAGAATATTTATGTTCTAGAAGAAAAACAAAAAGAACATATGAGTATGAGGTAAAATGGTTAAATAAAGATGTAGATAAAAATACATGGTTATCAAGAGAAAAATTAGAAGAGAATGGATATGCAAAATTAGTACAACGTTTAGATCAACAAGAGGCATTACGTTCTGGATTAGCAACAAAATCATTAACAACTAAATTTATAGAAAAACAGTTATATGAGATGGGTATAGAATCTGAAATAGCAACACATTCAAGAATACGTGGTTTATCTGGCGGACAAAAAGTGAAAGTAGTATTAGCTGCGTGTATGTGGAATAATCCTCATATATTAGTTATGGACGAACCCACAAATTATTTAGACAGAGATTCTTTAGGGGCATTAGCAGCAGGAATAAAAAAATATGAAGGTGGTGTAATATTAATATCACATAACAGTGAATTTACAAATAACATATGTAGTGAAAAATGGATAGTAAATAATGGCAAATTAATAAGAGAAGGCGAACAACAAAATGATGAAAAAATAAATCAAAATATTGAAATAAGCGACACAGTATTAGATTCTATGGGTAATGAAATCAAAGTAAAAAAAGAAAAGGTATTAACTGCGAGAGAAAAGAAAAAAATAGAAAAAAAGAAAGCAGAAAGAAGAAAAAAAGGTTTACCATCGGAATCAGATGAAGATTATTAAAAAAATGGATTATATTTAACATTAATATTATCATTAACAACACTATGTGAAAAAAAGCAGTTACATTTAATATGACAAAATTTACTATTTTTATTAAGATTAGTATTTAATTCATTTGTAATATTTTTAAGTTTTAATTTAGTTTGATTTGGTAATAATAATGTAGTATTAGTATTATTTGATGATAATAATAATTTTTTATTATGAATTATTGTATGATATTGTAAAGTATTTGCAAAATATAATATAATTGAAAATATAAAAAAATTATTCATTAATTATATTACTTAATTTATTTTTAAGTAAATTATTTTCATATAGTAAATCGTCGTTTTCTTTTTTTATTTTTTGATAAATATCAATATGTTCGCTACGTTCAATTTCTAATTTATTTTTTAATTTATTAATTTGTCTATTCATAGCATTAATTAAATTATTTGTTTCATTTAAACTAAAATCTTCATTATTCATTTTAATATTAAAGTAAGATTAATTTATTTAATAAATAAACACTTATAAAATATTTAATTTTTCTCTTAATTCTGCATTTTCAATTTTAAGTTTATTATACATTTCACGATATTCTTTTCTTTCAATATCTAGTTTATCTTTTAAAGTACTAATTTGTAATTGTAAAATAGAAATAGTATCTTCTAGAGTTATTTTATTATCTGTAGAATCCATTATTAATATGTAAATAATTAGTGATATTATCATTTTTTTTTTATAATATCAAAAAAAAGTAAATTATATATAACTAAATTATTCATTATCTTCTTCTTCATCTGTTTTAAATTTCATACCTTTCCATCCTTTATCAGAATAAGGACCAATTAATTTTTCAAAATATGCCTTTAATTGATTTCTATCGGGTTTCTTTTTATTATTAGGAACATTATTAATACACCATAATCTAAAGTCATTAAATAGAGTATTAATAAGAACTCTATTATTATTATTATCATTATTTAATAATACAATTCTATCATTTTTATACTGACCAATAATATCATTATTATTTTTATAACTCTCGGTAGCAATTCTAACTTCCATCGGTTCATGTATGGAATTAGGATTAATATGTTTATGTCTTTCAATTAACATACTCATAAAGGTTTCTGCCCATCTATCAAATTTTTCAGATAATTCTAAATCCATTGGAAATTCATTTGCTTTTTTAGGATTTTCACAAAATTTAGAAAGGAATTCTATAACTCTAATTCTTCTCCAAGTACCACCATCATCACTTGGAACTTCTGGTAATTCATTACAAGTTAAAATCATTTTAAATTGTGGTTTAAATTCAAATGGTTCTTTATATAATCCTCTGCATAAAATTCTATCATTACCAGATAATTCTTTCATAAATCCTATATTGATTTTATCTTGTTCGCTGGGTTCTTGCATAACAGCAAATCGTCTACCTTTAGTTCTTTCTAATTCACTTTGAGCACTATTGGATGCTGCTCTTTTTTGTGTTAAAAGAGCAATGGGTAAAATACTATAATAATCGCCAATAGTTTTTTGGATAAAATCTAATAATCTACTTTTACCATTACTACCATTACCAGTAAATACATAAAATCGTTCTTGAACAATACTTCCATCAATAATACAAGCAATAATATCTAATACATAATTTCGTACAGCATCATTTATAAATATTTTTGAAAAGAAGTCATTAATTTCCTCAATTTCTGGTGATTCTGGATTATATGGTATATAATTAATTTTAGTAGAATATGAAATATAATCATCGGGCATACCATCACGAAATATATGCATTTTTAAATCATAAACACCATTAGCAAAACCAATTAAATGTGAACGACTATCTAATAACTCATCAAATTTTTCATCAATAAATAAACTTTTGCATTCTTTCATAACACTATCTTTAAAACCTGCATTTTTTAGTTGTCCCGCAATTTTCAAAGATTTTTTAGCTTTTTCAGCATTGGCAGTTTTTTGATCATCATCTTCTAAATTAATTTGTAAACTATTCCAAAATTGAGTTCTTTCAACAAATTTATTACAAATATCGGTACTTAATATAATACGTAATAATAGACCTTCACTTGTTTGACGCCATCTATGTTTATCTTTATCATAATAATACCAGGTTGATTTGTTAACTGCTTTAATTTCATCTTTATAATGTGTTTGTACTACTTTGGCAACGTCATAATGAGTACCATCACCTCTTATACATAAATCAATCCAAGGAAATAATGATTCATCAATAATTTCTTTATATTTATTTAAATTATCTTGTTTCGCCCACCATCTTAAAGTACCCATACCCATATGATCTTTTCTCATTTTATTCCAAAGAACTTGACATTCACCTTCAACATATGATGAACTAATTTTAGAAAATTCAATCCAAGTTTCAAGAAGACGGTAATCAATATTTCTTAATACCCACCCTAAATTAATCCATTCTTCATAATTATCTGCTCTATTACAAGAAATACAATCTAAAACTAATCTACGTGATAATAGTAATTCAGCATCAGATGTATTATTTTTATTAACATTTAAAGATTTAGCAAAGATATTATTATGTAATTTATTTTTTTGTTTTACATCAATTGATGGCAAAATATGTTTAGTATATTCATCAATTTCTGATATAAATATATCTTTAACTTTACATATATCAGGATTTATTTCTGAATTTCTCATCGAAAATAATTTAATATATTTTAAATTTTGTTCTGCAGAAACTGGTTCAAAAATTTCTGTTCCATTTTTAAATATTTTAGTGACTGCATATGCTTCACAATCCGGTTTTCTACTACCATACATTTGCCAACAGTTAACATCAATAATAGCTTTATCTATAATATCTTCATTATTATTACAAACAGATAAACCAGAAAACATTTCACTAGCAACATCAAGTATTTTTCTTCTAATAAAATGTTGTTCATTAAAAGTTAATTTTATATAAGGGTAAACTATATGTATTCCATCTTTTAATTTATTTCTACAAACAGTTGGATTCGATTTTTCCATTAAATACGCAACATTATAATCTTCTTTAATATCAATATATTTAGTAATAACAGCATTATAAAACTCAATAATTTTTAATATATTTTTATTTGTATAAACGCGTTTATATTTAGGTTTTAAACTATCATCATCGATTTCGTGTGATGTAGGACTTATTAAAAATCGAAAATCTAAATCAATTCTTAATGGACTTGGGTTTAATGGTTTTTCTGTAAAATGTAAATGAATCCCATTTGTAATTGCTAAACTATAAATTCTAATAAATTCATCATATTTATCATCAGGAATAAATAATGATTTTTTTGGATGTCCAATACTTGTATTAGTGTAAGGACATCCTTTTTGTACACTATATTTATGTATAAATGAATTTAGTTCTTCTTGAATACCACCCATTTTAAATATATATTAACCTTAATATATATAATCAATTTTTATTTTATATATTTTACTTGGCATTTTATCATTTTTTTATCCTTATTGTTACGGTCTTATAAAAAAATAATTTTATAAAATTTCATTATTATTGTTGTAATATTAATAATAATAATAAAAAAAATATTTTAAATAAAACAGTAAGTAAGACAAAAATAATGACAGAATTAGATCTTGCATATGGATATCTAGATGAAGAAAAAAAAGTAGATAATAATTATATGGATAATTTACAAATATCTCAAATGAATAATATGGAAAATAATATTCAGGGAGATAATAAAATAAATTTTGAAGAAAATAATAATAATAATATAGTAGATAAAAAACATAGAAAAAAAAGAATGTCTAATACAAATTATGATGAAAGACCAATAATACAAAGAGAAAGTGAACAATATACAATGCCCCAAGATATACCCGTAGAATATTCATATAAAAAAGTTAATAAACAACCACAGCAACAAGTTGTATATTATAATACTTCATTTTGGGATAAATTACATTCCAAAAAGACCGAAGTATTTAAATTAATAATGTTTTCATTAGTTATACTTTTGGCGATTTCTTTTGATAAACTTTTTACATTTTATTTATCAAAATATATTAATGAAAATGTATTAACTAATAATCAAGAATTATTATTAAGATTAAGTTATCCGGTATTAATTATATTATTACTTTGGATATTTAAAGCTTTATAATTTATTTTTATTCTTTTTAAAAATATAAAATATTTTAATTATTAATAATTAGGATATGAAAATTGAAAATCAATATTGCAGTCCTTCGGCTATTTCTAACGGCCCAACATGTTTATCAAAAGAATCATTAAAATTCTTAATTGATAGTTATAATAAATCAAAAAAATATAAAAAATCACAAATATTATATTATGATAATAATACTCAGTTTGAATTATTTAAAAAATTAGATAATAAATTGAAAAAAATTACTAAAGGCTCGGGAAAATACTGGTTTTGGCCGGATATTATTAAAAATTTAACCCCGGTAGAAAATAATACTATATTACAAAATATACAAATGAATGAATTAAAACCAGAAAAACCAATTGAATGGATTAAAAATCCCAAAGAATGGTTATCAAATTATGATATTGATAAAATAATGTATCAGTATAGTAATTCAAAAAAATATAAATATAAATATATAGGAACATTTTCTATTGATTTTGCGGTTAAAAATAAAAAAGGCCAATGTTTATATAGTAATATGTGTAATATCAATATTAAAAAAGATTTAATTAATAAAAAATATAATTATTTAGGATTTATAACTAATTTAGATAAACATGATGAACCAGGATCTCATTGGACATCTACATTTATAAATTTAAATTGTAATAGTAAATCTTTTGGAGCGTATTATTATGATAGTGTTGCTAGAAAAACACCTAAATTAATTATGGAATTTATATTAAATATAAAATCACAATGTAATAAAATTTATCCAGATAAAAATTTTAAAATACGCTATAATAATCATCAACATCAATATTTAAATACAGAATGCGGTATGTTTTCAATGATTTATCAATTAAGATGGATTAATTACTTATTGAAAAATATTGATACTACATTTAGAAAAGTAATAAATAGTAAGGATTTAAACGATAAAAATAGTAATTTATTACGTAATTATTTATATAGACCAAATTATTTAACATTATTAGATAAGTAATTTATTTAATTTTATTATAATATCCATTTTAGATATACTACACGCAGCCAATGTATTATTTTTTTCTGTTTTTAATAATAATTTATTACTTTTTATTTTTTTATTATTTAATAATTTAATAAAATAGTGTGTATTTGTATTTTTTAATTCTAAATTATTGTGATAAATATATCCTGCCTTTGAACCCACGCGTCTAATAGCAATTGTTGGATTATCTATTTTATTAACAAAAATATAATTTTTATTAGGATATATTTTTCTTATAATTTTTCTATTATAATTAACTTTTTTCCATATTTGAAACACTAATTTAATTGGTAAATTAAAACTATTATCAGGTAAATTATATGATTTAATTAATTTAAAATTTAATGGTACTGTTTTTTTTAAAAAATATTTATTAAAACTTCTTGGCAATATAAAAGAAAAACTATCGCAAAATTTTGAACAATATTTTATAAATTTTATAGCCATAGATGATTTTTTTCCAAAAGGTGGATTACCAATTGCATGAATATTATTATATTTTTTTTTTATTTTTTTGTAATTAAATTTAAGAAAATCTTTTTTTAATATTAACTTATTTTCTGGTTTAATATCCATTAATAAATTATTTTTATTTTTTATACAAGGTATAAATGCACCATCGCCCGCACTTGGTTCTATAATTAAGTCTGTTTTATTAATTTTAATATTTTTTTTAAATAATTTACAACATAATTTTATAATTTTATTATTTGTATAATATTTATCCATACTTATTTTTTGTTAATATTTTTTTCACATTTTTTGAATTTCATAAATATATCATTACATAAATTAGTATTCTTATATTTATGTAAGCATTGTATATATTCATATTCTATATTACTACAATCATCGGATATATACTTTTTATCATTAAATATTACAATATTATATATAGACATAATAATTAATAAGGTTATATATTTTATATAAATAAAATAAAAATAACGATAATATATAAAGAGAAACAAAAAATGTTTAATAAAATTAATATTCTTATTATTGTTTCTATAATTTCAATATTTATATTAAATTTATTATTGTTACATAAAATAATAGTTAAAAAAAATTCTAAATATATTGAACAATTTACAAATAAAGATATTTTAAAAGTTTGTCCACGAGGTTGTGGTCATCACCATAGTGTTCCTAATTGTGATGAATGTATTTTTAATACTAAAGAATATAGTAAAAGTTCTTTAGAAGATAGAGAATGGATAGATAGTTATCATATTAAGGGTGATTACAGTGAAAAATATGCTAAATATTTAGTTGAAAAATGGAAAAATATAAATAAATCTGCAGTATTTCGGTTTAATTTAATAAATAAAAATGTAATAATACAAACTAATATTCACCCTTTATATCAAACTTTATTATATGAAAAGTATAATCCGGAAAAAGATAGAAATAATGTTAATGATATAATTAATTGGATTAAACAAATTAATTATACTGGTAGCACTGATAATTTAGTTGTTGTTAAAAAAACAAACAATTGGAAATATATAGATATTAAACCTGAAAATGATATTATTGATATTATTCATAATATTGTAATTGATAAAAATTTGGCATCATTAAAATATTATAAAGATAATGTTTTACAAACATCTCAAGATACAGATGATATAGATATTAAATTAAAAAATATATGTGATGTAAAAATTGATATGTTTAGTAATAAAAATTATAAAAAATCATTTGAATATGCAAAATTAAGATGGGAAAAGATAAAAGATATGAAAATAGAAGAATATGTTAATTACATTATTAATAATATAAATAATGGTGAAGGATTTCATATTGATGATATTATTTATTTGTTTAGTTTTCAACAACAAAAGGGTTTACAATATATTGATAAAATAATAGAAAAATTAAAGGAAGCTGATAAAAAAAGGGAAGAAAAATTAAAAGATAATAATGGTATGATTGATATGTTATTAAAAGCAAGTTGTCAAAATAAAGATAATAAATATTTTACTGAATTATCAATGACAAAAATGAATGTAAATGATTATATATGGCCAATATTTAAAAGAAAAGACACGTTAGATACAAATTTAAAAGAATTAAATAATATTCAAAATATTTGTAAAGAATATACATTATGTAATAATAATAATGGTAGTGAATGTTTATTTGTAAATAATCAATAAATATTATTATCGCTAGTTTCATTATCGCTTGTTTCATTATCGCTACTATCATTATCGCTAGTTTCATTATCGCTAGTTTCATTATCTGTTTCTCTATTTACATCATAGCCATTATCAAATATTGAACGATTATATACTTCTTCTTTTTTTTTATAAATATTATAGGAAGCATCATCATCATCATCATCGTTGTTTAATGGTTTATTATATTTATAATCAATAAAATTCATATTGTATTCAGGATTAATAATTGATTTATTTAAGTAATTTGTCTGTACAGCACTATAATAATGTATTGCAATTATCATATCATGATTAATCCCTCTAAAATTATATAATTCATTATTGTAATCAACAAATTTAAAAGTCATTTTTGATAATTTACCAATTGGATGAAACTCTTTTAATTTTAATTTATAAAATGTATTTTTTTCTTCATTTAAACCACTAGATGTTAATTTAATTTTACCAAGACCCAATGTATTTTTTGTATATGAAAAAGAACCATATAAATGGTCTTCTATTTCTGGTGATTTTAGTATAATATATTTTGTTCCTAATAAATTTACCATACCAGGTGCTATAATATATTCATTAGTATCATATATAGAATGAAAAAATTTATTGTATAAGTTATTATTGTTTATATTAATATATTGATAATTTATATTATTTTTATTTGTAATTGAATAAAATCCTAATATTTCATCAATAGTTGAATTATTCATATCAAATATAATTTTACGGTCTGATGTAAATTTAAGTATATTTGTTAAATCAATGGGGTCACTTGCACCTGTACAATTTAAATTTAAATTTAAATAATTATATTTTTCGTTAATTACAGAAAATTTATTATTTATAGCAACAATTAATTTATTAAGTGTATAATTACCTTTTTCAATATTAATAACTATTTTTGCAAATTTTTTATTAAGAAAAGCATTATAATGATCTGTATTATTTAAATCATATACATCAGTTGGGGTTTTATATTCGATTAAAGGTTTATATATATATTCTGGTTGAAATTTATAATATTTATTATTAACACTAATAAATGTATCACTTACTATATTATTATATTTAGGAATATAATATAATAAGTTATTATTTATTGTATTTATTTTAATATAATTTAAATAATGTAAATTATCTATATCAGTAATATTAATATTTAAATATTTATTTTCAATATCAATTAAATTATAAGATTCTGATACATTATTTGAACTAATTAAACTACTTTCGTCTATATTAGAATATGTCCATAATAAAATATTTTTTGTTGGAAAATAAATTTTATCATCTTGTTTAATATAAGATTCAACTGTTATATTACTGTGTATAACCGCATTAATTTTATCAATACTATATAACAATGTTTTTTCTAAATTATTACTTATATTATAATTTATATATTCAATATATTTATCATTATTATTTATATGTTGCCAATTATTTCCGGATGGAAATAAATTAAAATCTAAATCATTGTATGATAAATTATGTGTAATATTACTATTAAAATTATTATTTATTATTATATTATTTAAACTTTTATTACTTATCCAATTACCTTTAGATTTATAATATAAAGTAACAGGTTTCCATAAAATATTATTAAAATTAAAATATTTATCACTGTAATTATCAAAAATATATTCAATATATGGTTTATAATAATTATTATTAACAATTATATAACTATATCTATTAATAGTCAAATTATTTTTTTCTATAATTTCTAATTCATTATCTGTTATTTCTATATGATATAAGTTTTCTAATTTATTATGAAATATATTATCAATATCTAATATTCTATAATAATTGCTTTCTATTTTTTTACATCTATACCATAATTTTTTATTTATTTTAATAACTGTTTCTTCAATATATATATTTAACTCTTCATATGTTAAAATTTCTCTAATATCAATATTATCAGCACTTATATTATTTACATAATTTTCTAATTTATTAAAAATATTAATATTGTTTTTTAAATTAAAACCTGTTATAATATAATTATCACTTTTAAAAAATTTAAATGGTGAATTAAAAAATACATAAGAGTCATATTCTAATAAACTTAAATCAAAATTAATATCATTTAATTCTCTATTATTAAACTTATATGTATCAATATCTAATATATTATATGTATGTAATAATCCTAAATATTTAGTTATATTATTATCAATAAGTATATAATTAGTAATTTTACTTATGTAGTCATTTTCTATATTATTTGTAAAATATATCCATTCACAACCGAAATTTATGTAATTAACTGGTTTATAATAAAAATCATTAGCTTTAATATAATTGTTATATTCAATATATTCACTAATTTCATATTCATAAAAATTTATGTAAGAATAATTATCATAATAATTTGAATGATTAACATTATTTCTTTTATCAATTTCATTTGATAAATTTGAATTTATAATTTCTATTAAATTTAATGGTTTATTTATACCTATGTTTTCCCATATTAAACCTAATTTATTATCAAAAATATCTGTTTTATTACTTGTATTATTATTAATACAATATATATTAGAAATATTATTATAATTAAGAGTTGCAATAAATTCGTCATATTCAATATTATACATATAATAATTTAAAATATTACTGTCAAAATATATATTAGATGATATATATTTAAAATATGAAATATCATTATAATCATTAATAATATTACAACTATTAACAAAATCGTGTTTAATCCATTCTGTTTGATTTAATGTTTTAATATAATTAATAGTATTTAAATTGTCAATTTTAATATTATCATCTTCTAATTCAGTTATGATATTTGCATTTAATTTATTTATATTTTTTTCCAATAAATGTCTATTATTGGTGTTTTCTAATTCTATTTTATTATCATATTCTGTTATTGTTTCCCATTTTTTACCAATTACATTATTATCATAACTAATCAAAGGGTCAATATTAGAATTAAAATATAAAATAAAATTATTAGTATTTACATCAATATTATACATAGTTTTTGGTATTGTTATATCTAAAATTTCAATACCAAAAACATTTTTAAATGGTATTTCAAAATTGATAACATATTCATTAGGTTCGGGATATAAATTTTTATCACGTAATCTACTATCTACTAAAAATGTATAATTTTCTTTATAACTATTTTTTTTCATATAATCTACATCCTCGATACTCATTTTTATATAAAATAAATTATATATTATTATTAATAAATATATAATTTTTTAAATATGTTTAATAATTCGTATATATATAATAAACAATTTGATAAAATATTAATAATTGGAGATATTCATGGTGATTTAAAAAGACTAAAAAATATATTAATTAATGATAATATAATAAATAATAATTTACAATGGATAGCATATAATACGATTGTTATACAATTAGGAGATCAAATAGACAGTTTAAATCGTAATGAACATATTAATAATTGGGAAATAATATCAGATGTTGAAGTTATTAATTTTACAAATATTTTAAGTAATTTAGCATTAACAAAAAACAGTTTTTTCATATCTATAAATGGTAATCATGAATTAATGAATATATTAGGTAATTTTAGTTATGTTTCAAATAATAGTAAATATTCAAATAGACTAAATTCCTTTAAAAAAAATGGTATATATAGTAATATTTTAGCAAATAGACCACTTGTTGTTAAAGTAAATGATTTAATATTTTGTCATGCAGGTATTACGAAAAAACATTTAGATTTATTAGATAAATATAATAAAGATATATTTTATATAAATGAAATATGGAAAAAGTTTGTTCTTTTAAATATAGTTGATGTAAAAGATAAAGAATTATTTGATAATATAATATTAGACAATGATGGAATTGTATGGACAAGACAACAACAATCAAAAGAAGATGTTACATATATATTAAATAAATTAAAATGCAATTTTATATTTATTGGTCATAATACAGTTGATACGATATCTTTACAAAATAATACATGGTATATAGATAATGGAATTTCGAGAGCATATGGTAAAGAAAAATATCAATATTTAAAAATAGTTGGTAATGAAATAAGTATAGTAGAATTATGAAATTTTTATTTAAGTAATAAATATAATAATAATTATAATGAATTTAAAATATTTATTATTATTAATTAATATTATATTTGTATATACAGCAGATATAATAACATTAAATCCCAAAGTTGCAATAATTACTAGTTCAATAAATAAAATAGGTTACGGTATAACATTAACATATGCAAAAAAAGGGTATGATTTAATCTTAGTGGATAATACTAATATAAAATATTCTTATCGTGTAAAAGAATATTTAAAAAAAAAATATAATATTAAAGTTGATTTTGTAAATGGTGATATTACATTATTAAAAACACGTCAAGATATATATAATATATATGATATATTATATTCAAATACACATATTTTATCAATATTAATATTTAATTCAGAAACATTTATAAACAATAATAATAATACTATATATAATACTTATTCTGATTTATGTAATAAATTTATTGAAAGAGTAAATAAAATAGATGGTGCCAGTATAACAAGTATATTATATCCAGGTATAAAATCACAAAATAAAAAATTTAATAGTTTATTAAATGTTATGAAAAATGTTATGGAAAAATATAGAAGAATTTGTATATTAAATAATATTAATATAAATACAATAATGCCTAAATCAGTTGTAGATGATAATGTTGAACTAAAATTAAAAGAATTTATAGGTGAAAATTATGTAAATTATATAATTAAAAATGATAATATAATTAATTTTATAAAATCGCAAGATATTGGTTTATTAACAGATTTTTTATCAACAAAAATAGGTAGATTAATAACGTGTGAAGTTATTAAAATTAATAAAAATGTTTAAAAATCACTAAATAACATTAAAGTAAATTTTTTATCATTATTATAATTATTTATATTTTTAAGTTTAGAATTATTTATTAAAAAATTAACAATTTTATCACCATTATAAGGGTACTTTATTTTCATAAATGTTTTATATTTAATTAATAATATTAATTTAAATACTATATATGAAAATGTGTTAGTATATTCGTGCCATTTATAATTAAAATTATTTATAATTTTATTATATAAAATAAGTGAATGGTTTATTTCTTTTTTTATTAATAAATCAAAGTTAATAGAATAATCAATGCTAATAAATAATAATATATATATTGTCGCCCAAAATTCTATAATTGCTTCTATGGGAATTAATTCAGTTGATATTGATATATTAAATTTTTTTTTTAATAAATTAATATTACTATTACTGAAATAAGTATTTTGAATATCAGAAACATGATGTAAAAATTCGTGTATAATTACTTTTGAATATTCTTGTTTTCGAACAATATAAATATCATTTGAATGTGGATTTGTAAATCCACCATTAATATGTTTTGGTTTAAATACCTCGTTTTTGTTTGGTATATATCTTAACTGGGATGAAAATGAGATATGGAAATTTATATTTTTATTTATATTATAAATATCTTTTAAAATAAGAATTCTTTTATAGTTATTATATAATTTAATTAAATCATTAGTATCTATTTTGTTAGAATAAATATAAAAATTTATATTATATTTAGTTGAATATAATAAAAAAACTTTTTTACATTTATTTAAATAATTATTTATACAAAATTTAGTATCTTTGCATATATTTATATAATTATTTATATAATAATTACTGTTTGGTAAATATTTAAAATGTAAATAATTTTCTACATTATCATATTTTTTAATTAAAAAAGGAACAGTCTCCATTTTCAAATAAACTTTTAACTTCTTTTATAATTGTTAATATATATTTTTTATTTTTCAATTTCATAGAACATCCTAATAATTTCTGAACTTTTAATTCGGCATCATTATTTTCTGTATTATTCCAATATTTAATACGTTTTAAAAATTCATTATTTACAATAGTTTCAATATCTTTTTTTAAATTATTAGAATTATTATCGATTATCCAATTATTATTTACATAATATTCTAATTTATTATCTACAGATAATCTATATTTATTTTTTAATAATGTATAAATAACTAGAGATATATTATAATCGGAATAATTAATACAATTATCTATTAACTTTTCTAAACTATTTGATTTAATCATTTATATAATATAAAATATTAATTATTTATATATTTAAAAATAATAATAAAATAATAATATAAATAGAAATATAATAAAATGGATGAATGGGCTATATTAGATTTATATTTTAAAAATCACAAATATCCTTTTACAGGTCATCATTTAGATAGTTATAGAGATTTTATTAAAAATAATATTCCTAATATTATAAAATCTTCTAATCCTATTACAATGATTAAATATAATGATGTTGGTGAAATTATTATGAAAATTGATTTATATATTGGTGGTGAAAATGGTGAAGATATTTATATTGATAGACCTATAGAATATGAAGAAACTTCACCAAAAATAATTACTCCATATGATGCGAGACTTAAAAATTTAACTTATGAAACACATTTATATGCAAATATATTAGTAAAAATAACCGATGATAAAGATTATAATTTTACTACAACTTTTAAAAATATTGCTCTTGGTTCATTGCCAATTATGCTTCATAGTGATATATGTGTTTTAAATAATCAGGGTTCAGAAGTCTTAAAAAATTTGGGGGAATGTATTTATGATAGTGGGGGTTATTTTATAATAGATGGTAAGGAAAAAGTAATTATTGCACAAGAAAGAATAACAACTAATCGATTATTTACATCAAAAATTAAGGATGATGAAGTATTTTCACATAAAGGGTTAATAAAATGTACAGCGGATGTTGGTGAAACAGTTTTATCACCCAAAAGTATTGAATTTTATTTAGTTAAAAATGATACAGATAGTAAACAATATTTAACAAAACGGGGTGCGATTTTATGTTCTTTTAAAGGTATAAATAATAATAAAATCCCTTTATTTGTATTATTTCGTGCATTAGGAATGGAAAGTGATAAAGATATTTATTATTCTATATTTGGCGATGATTTAACAGATAGTGAAAAGATATTTTTTGATAATTTTATAAGACCAACAATATTGTCATCATCTATATTATATACACAGGAACAGGCATTTGAATATATATCATTTTTATCAACTTATAAAACAATTGATCATGTTAAAAGTATATTAATCAATGAAATATTTCCTAACATATCAATATTTGAAAATAAGGTTAAATATTTAAGTTATCTTGTTAAACAATTTATAAATACTTGTTTAAATATTTCTTTAGAAAGTGACAGAGATAGTTATATATATAAAAGAGTAGATATAAGTGGTTATTTATTATCGCAATTATTTTATGAATCATATTCAAAATTAACAAAATATATTAGAGATAGTTTAGATAAAACTTATAATTATGGGGCGTGGAAGAGTTACAATAATTATGATTATTTTATAAATAATAATAATATTTATAAAATTATACCTTCACTTATAATTACAAAAAGTTTTAGTCGTTCATTAAAAGGTATGTGGGGTTTAGATGATACTGATGACCCTGAATTAGGTATGGTACAAGATTTATCTAGAATAAGTTATATTGGATTTTTATCCCATCTTAGAAATATTAATATGCCTTTAGATAGAAGTATTAAGTTAACTAGTCCCCATCGATTACATTCACAACAATATGGTATAATTTGTCCATTTGCTACACCCGATGGTGCTTCTGTTGGTTACTTAAAAAATATGGCATTATTAACTAAAATAACTTCAAGTTCAGATGTTAATTATATTATAGAATGTTTAAATGATATTGGTATAATATTAATGGAAAATTTCAATGGTTATTTAAATCGTAATATTTGTAAAATATTTGTTAATGGTTCTTTATATGGTTTAACAAAAAACCCAGAATATTTAATAAGGGTATTAAGAGCGTATAGACGTAATAATTTGTTTAATTTGTTAACTAGTTTAGCATGGAATATTAAAGAAAATGAAATAAGAATAATAACAGATTCTGGTAGATGTTGTCGTCCTTTAATTATTTTAAATACAAATTCAAATAAATATACAAATTGGTTTGATATGTTAACAGGTACAATTAATGTATTAGGTGATAATGATAAGAATGATGATATATATTATAAAAGTTTTTATACATCGCCTAAAACTTTACCACAATTTGCAAATAAAACTGATAATGAAATATTATTAGAACTTGAAAAAAATTCGGCAATAATAGAGTATATTGATATAGATGAACAAGATACTTTGCTAGTTGCTATGACTAAAAATGATATAACGCCATTTCATACACATTTAGAAATACATTCATCTACTATGATGAGTGCGATAAGTGCAAATATACCATTAGCAAATCATAATCAATCTGCTAGAAATGTTTTCCACGCTGCTCAAAGTAAACAAGCAATTGGTATATATGCAACAAATTTTAATAAAAGATTTGATACAATGTCTTATGTTTTACATTATCCGGAAAAACCTATAGTAACAACACGTTTATCTCATTATACATCAAGTAATAATATGCCAAATGGTTTTAATGTTATAGTAGCAATCATGTCATATTCAGGATTTAATCAAGAAGATAGTATAATGATAAATAAAAATAGTTTAGATCGTGGTTTATTTTCATTATCATATTATAAATCAATTACTGCTACAGCAAAAATTGAATCACAATATGAAAGAACTATATTTGCAAATCCGTTAGAATATAAAGAAAAAGGATATAAGGTTAATAATTTAAAAACTGCGGATTATACTTATATTAATTCAAATGGTTTTATTAAGGAAGGTGTTTATATACCGAAAGGTAGAAATGTTGTTGTAATTGGTATGTTAAATGAAAAATGTGTATATAAAGAAGTTAAAAAAGGAGTTTTTACAGAATATGTTAAAGAAATAATATATACTGATTGTTCAACAGTTACAGATAATTCTTTGTTTGGTAAAATAGATAAAGTATATGTAAATAATAAAATTAATAATGATGATAGTATTATATGTAAAGTTAGATTTTTAAAAATAAAACGTCCTGAATTTGGTGATAAACATGCATCTAGACACGGGCAAAAAGGTGTAATTGGTATGATTATACCTGAAGAAGGAATGCCATTTAGTAAAAATGGAATTAAACCAGATATAATAATTAATCCGCATGCAATACCATCAAGAATGACAATTGGTCATTTAGTTGAATGTGTATTTGCTAAATTATGTTGTTTAGATGGTTATCGTGGTGATGGAACTGTATTTTTACCATTTAATGAAGAAAAAATATATGAAACTTTGCAAGAAAAAGGATTTAATGCTTATGGAAATGAAATATTATATAATGGGTTTACTGGTAAACAATTAGATTGTGAAATATTTATAGGTCCAACATATTATTTTAGATTAAAACATATGGTTGCTGAAAAAATGCATTCAAGAAGTACAGGACCAAAAGTATCATTAACTAGACAACCTACTGCTGGACGCAGAAAAGGTGGTGGTTTAAGAATAGGTGAGATGGAAAGAGATAGTGTATTAAGTCATGGTATATCACAATTTATGCAAGAAAGTATGATGGAACGTTCGGATAAATATGAATGGGTTGTATGTAAAAAATGTGGCACATTAGCAACATTTAATGAAAACAGAAATAATAAAATATTACATTGTAATTTATGTAATACTGATACATTAGTAAAAATACAAACACCATATTCCTTTAAATTATTAGTACAAGAATTAGAAGCAATGAATATACAAATGCGAATAAATACAGAAAAGGTAAACTTTCCTATATTAGATTATGAAGATTTAGAAGATAATAGTGATATAGATGATATTGATGATAATAATGAAAATAATAATATTACATTTTTAGATTTAAAAAAAGGAGGAAATAATAATGAAAGTGAAGATGAAAGTGATGGAGAAAATCAAGACGATGATATAGATAACGAAAGTGGTGATGATATGGATGAAGATAGTAGTGATGATATGGATGAAGATGGTATTGATGAAAATGAAAGCGAAAATGATGATGAAGATGATTCAGAAAGCGACAATATAGAAGAAAATAATACGGATAGTGAAGAAGAAAATGAAAGTGATAGCAATGATGAAAATGAAAGTGATAGCAATGATGAAAATGAAAGTGAAGACAACGATGAAAATGAAAGTCATAACGATGAAATAAAACAAATTATAATAGAATAAATATATACATAATTTATAGATAATATGAATAATATAAACTTTGTATTAAGTTTAATAGTATTATTTTTAATATTATATTATATTAATACTAAATTTTTAATAGAAAAATTTAAAAATAGAATCAAATAATTATTCATCTTTAATAAATTCTAATTTTTTCTTATTTTTATATTCTATTGGTAGAGATTTACATTCAATTACTTTATTCCAAAATAATTTTATTTTTTCTGGTATATTTTCCCAGAAATTTATATTATATTTTATTTTTTGTATATAAATATTATCTAATACCCATCTTGTTTTTGTTTGAAATATAAAATTTTCTTTATTAAAATTAAGAATTTTATTATTAATATTTTCTATACACTCTTCTGTTGTTAAATTTTTATCACTATAAATATAATAATAACAGTCATTTATTTTATCTAAATATTCTGCTATAATACCGTGATTTGTATTTGTAAATTGTTTTTCTTTTACTTCATTAATATATTCTTCATCTGTATCATATGTTTTAAAATAACATTCTACGTAATCACATTCTTCTAATTCACATACTGCCAATTGACCCTGTATTTGATAATAATATTTTTCAGGTACATAATCTTTTTTTAAAATTCTTTTATAAGGACATTTAATTTCAATCATAATTCCTAATTCAGTTATACCATCAGGTGATGCACCAAAATTTGATATATTGTTGTTTGTTATTAATCCAAATTCATATATATTAATATTATTATTTAATTGTGAATAACATCTAATTGCCATATCTTCAAACATTGTTCCCCATTTTATTGCTTTAATATGATTAAAATTTGTATCATCTATATAAACACCTGCCTTCTTTTTCGCAAGTAATAAACTATTTGAATTAATACCGTCATATAAATCACTTGCTGTTAAACAAGTATTTCTTAATTCATACCATTCTTTTGTACGTTGTTCAATGAGGGGATATTCTTTTAATTTATTTAATTGTTTAATATAACTAATAATTTTATGTATACGATTTTTTATAAATTGTTTGTTAATATGATTATTACATAACTGTTTATAATCGTTTTTATCTAATTTAATATCATGCTTAATAAATTTTAAAAGAAAATTATCTAGGCATCTATTAATATCATTTATTTCATCTAAATTATCTTTGATAATAATTTTATTCATATTATTATTACACATTTTTTTTAATAATTTAATTAAATAAATAAATTCATTATTAATAAACATAATAATCTTTTAAATAAAAAATAATCATTATTTTTATGCCGCCGAATTTGAAATAATATTTAAAACGTTATTCAATTCTTTGTTTTTATTTGCTTTAGAACTTGCAATTCTTTTTGATTCATGACTTTTTTGTTTAGATAAAATTTTTTTTACATCATATGATAAATTTGATGTATCAGTTATAATATTAGATGAAGAATTAGACGATTTTAACTTATTTTCATAGTTTAATTTTAATTCATTTATTTTATATTCAATTAGTTTATCAAATTCATTAAACAAATTATCATAATCGTTAGTGTCCATAAATAATTATTATTAATATATATAAATCAATTTTTATATAAAAAAAAAGTACATTTCATAAAAAAAATAAAAATTTAAAAAACTTTTTATAAAATTTTAAAAAAATAAAGAAATGTACTTTTTTTTCTTATTAAGTATATAGAAAATGGAAAAAAAAGAACTAAAAAAAAAAGAACTAAAAAAAAATAAGTTTGTAATACATCTTAAAAACAGTCCAATTAATGAAAAAAGTTCTAAAAGTGGAAATAAAAATCCGTGTCCTGAAGGACAAATAATTAGTCATAAAACTGGAAAATGTATAAAAAAAACAGCAGAACCAAAAAAGAAAATATTTACTTCTGAAGAAAATAAATATTTTAAAGCAACTTATAAAAATAAAGAACCAACAGAAAAACAAATACATTATATTAAAACTGTAGTTGCATATAATAAAAGAATAGAAAGATTAGAAAAATTAGGAACAGAAAAAGCACTTAAACAAATAAAAAAAGAGGAAGAAGAACATAAAGCATTTTTAAAAAATTTATAAATTAATTAAACTATGATATAAAATAAATAATATCGATATTATTGCAAAAAATACAACATATCTAACAATATTATTTTTATTAGTAAAATATTTCTTATATTCTAGATATAACTTATCATAAAATAATTCATATTTAACCGCATTTTCGTGAATAGAAAATATTAAACCCTTAGTATTAGTAATTTTAAATGTTAAAATTTTAAAAATACTTATTAATGTAGATATAGTCCATATTATACCCATTATAA